TCACGCCCCACCGACTGACGTTTAATAAACCGCCGCACACCTGACGGGTACGGCGGCTCGAGTCTCACCCAGAGCGTGAGCGGTCTGCCGTTGTGGTGGTGAACCACGCGCCTGACCTCTACGCCACCATCGGCGGTGAATCGATACGTCGGTGGGGCGCCGCGCTTATTGCGGTTCTGTGCCCATGTCTCGGCTTGGAGGGAGGTTTGTTTGCCTCCCCCCATGCGACCGAGGGCGACGGCGGCTGGATTTTTCATAGGTGGCCGGCCTTTCGCTTGTCTGCCATCGCAAACGCCTGCTCCCATGTATCGCCATACCCGATGATTTCCCGGCACCACTCTTTGTTAAGGCCGATGGTAAACTTGTAATAGGGCAGATGGTCGCCTTTCTGGATCTCCAAGTAGATCGCGCGCCGTCTCGCGACAGCCTCCACGTACCACGGCAGTTTAGCTAATTCGTCCTTGATCCACTGGTCGATGGCGTCCTTTTCTGCGCGCAGCTCGCGCAGTCGGGCGAGTTTCGCGTCCCTGTCGTCCTGTGAACTGATGCGGGCGCCTACTTCTGCGTAGCCTTTCTGGCCATACATGGCGTGCAATTTCTTGACGGCTTCAGGGCGTGTCATGGTGGCGTATCTCCTGTATAATGAGTGTGTTAGGCGTTACTCGCGTTCGGTGTGAAACAACAGCGCGTCGTAGGCTTCGTCACCGAGCAAGTTCTTGAGCTTCTCGGCCTGTCGGGCGCACGCCGCAAACGTGCGCTCGGCTTTTCGGCTGTCGATGTCGTAACCATATTCGGAGGCCCAGTCCTCGAAATTGTTGTCGGCATTTTCTACGCCGGCCGCATCGGACGCGAGGCAATCGAGCACATCGGGGAGGTCGGGCGCCTTCCCGTTGAGCCCGAAGCCCATCGAGAAGACAAGCGACATTTGTTTTTTGCCGGCGCGAATCACGCAACGCCAGTGATCCATCTGGCTTGAGTCTTCCATCGCGGGATTGCGGTCGGTGCGCTCGCGGTACCGCATTGTGACGTTGTTAGCCTGAACAAATTCGCTAATGGTCATGGCTGGTATCTCCTCTGCTCTCTCAGTGTGTAGGGGTTAGAAGGATGCGACGATTTCAAACAGGTTCTCAGATGGGTCGCTGCTGGCCGTGCTGACGCGCTTCGCGGCACGGCGCGCGAGCAATTCAATGGCGTGCGCTGCGTGGCTGTCGCTGGTCGAGATGCGGATCTGCCGGCCGGCTGGCCGATGCGGCTGAACCACGATAGCAGCCTTAAGGTTTGCCGGGAGGCTGGTTAGGAACTCATATTTCGTCATGTTCGTCTCCTCGGTCTCGGCTAGTAGGGGTTAGCGGCTGATACGTCCAACGGATTGCACTGTGACGATCTGCGCGTATTTAGCGGCGAGTAGTTCCCTGGCTATGTGGCTAGCCAGATAACGCCCCTTCGGCCCGCCGGCTGCATAGTCCTTCGGTGAGACATTGACGGTCACAGCAGCCGTTTCGCCCGTCACTGGGTGTTTGTAGGTAATTCTGTATGTCGCCATTGGTCTCTCGTTTCTCTCGGCTGGCCTGATTGCCGTCCGATGAATGGATACTACAGAACCGCTTGTGTAGTGTCAATAGGGATCTTGAGGGTGATTGCAGATTTTTAAAGAGAAAGCGAAACCGCTAGCCATACTGGTGCTGACACTTCGTCAGCCACTACGGATTGTGTGCTAGAATGGCTGAGTGGCAGAGCGCCCTCCCCGCAAACCACAAGATCTGACCCTCCGAAACTTGCGCGCGGTCAAAAAGCGCCTCGATACCCTTGAATCTCGTTGCGATGGTCTCGATATGTACGCGCTGTGGCTGCACGAGGAGATCGCACTGCTCAGTAAGCGGCGCAGGGCGAAGCGGTGACGGACAAGATCGTCACGGCTCTTATTGCGCTCAGCATCGCCGGCCTAATGGGGATGGCGGCATACGGACAGGACATCAAGCCGAAAACCAGGTTTGTTCTCGGCGACAGGGTTAAATTCGCCTCAGGCTGCATTAGCCAGATCGGCTGTTTTATCGAGGACGTGGAATATCGCTTCACCGATGAGCAGGGCTGGTACGTGGTGGTCGGCCAAGGGATTACGCTCAACGCTGCCGGCGAACCTGTCTCAACCCCAGAGGTCTGGACGATCAACCCGGCGAGCCTGTACGGCTTTCGACGCTTGCCAGACGCCACATTGGCCGTAAAGCACTAGGCTTACACTGTGTCAGACAACCACAGGGTGTTGCTAACAACAAGGAAGCGCAGTGCCGTTCGTTAAGGGTAAATCGGGAAACCCACGCGGACGGCAGAAGGGCACGCCGAACAAGGTACCCGCGCAGCTCAAAGACATGATTCTGCAGGCATTAGACAAAGCCGGCGGGGTTGAGTATCTGAAGCAGCAGAGCGAAAAGACGCCGCAAGCCTTCCTGTCGTTGGTTGGCAAGGTGCTGCCACTGCAGGTCACGGGCAAGGACGGCGAGCCGCTACTCGGCGCCGCCAGCGTGACGTTTGTGATCCATCAACAGCCAGGCGCAACGAATAAGACCTAGCGTTAGGGGCTAAACGCAATGGGCAGAGCAAGTTATGGTAAGTGGGTGCGGCGCGCAGAGCGAGCCAGGCGGTATCTAGAAACCGGGCTAGGTCTTCGGCAACGCTACCGATGGTTGTTCGGGCACTCCAGGTTGTATCGCCGGCTGATGTCGTCGAGTCGATAAAACCTTAATGAAAATGGCACCCCGCCACCGCCTGGATACCGCCGCATGCTGGGGATTGCCATCCTGCTAGGCGTCTTGGCCGCGTGCCTGGTCAAGGCGAAGAAAGGCCGACACACATGAGACTGTTCTTGTTAGCGGCTGTCGCGGCCCTGTGCGCGTCCTGTGGCGAGACGGAGGTGCTGCCTACGCCTACCCCTGTCCCTGCGGTTGTCGAGGCTCCAGCGGTCAAGGGCGGCCCTGTGGTGCCTGTGGCGCCTGCGGCCTTCTGTCCACAGTTCGCTTTCTCAGCCTTCGGCGTGACTGAGGCACGTAAGGGCGTCTATCACTTCTCCTTCGATGTGCTGAAGGACGACGCCGGTAAGTATCTGCATCGATACCAGATACAGGTGCTGCGTAACCGCAGCGAGTTCACCGTGGTCGAGGTGCAGGTGGAGACGCTGGGAGGCCCGCACAACCGCCGCGCCGTTCATGAATGGGCGTTCCCTGGCACCGACCCTGGCACCATTGACGCCCGGATGCGCGTGCATTACCCGAACGAGTGCCACGATGACGGTGGGGGCCAGCCCCGTCTCAACGGCCCGTGGTCGGGCTTCGAGCGGTCTACCAACTAGCGGAATCCTTAGCACAAATGGCATACCGTCACCGCACGGCTGAGCTTAACTAGGGTATGACTGCAGCAGAGGCCCTGCAGGGCATAGCCATCGCCTTCGTGCTGGCCGGGTGTGCCACAACACCCGTCACCAGTCCAGCCCCCACGACGCCGCAGCCGGCGCCGGAGCTACCCGCTCCAGCCATCGTGCCAGACATCATCGAAGCAGCCGGCGTGTGGTGGGTGACGGCCGGAGCCGATGCGGGGGTACTGCTGTGCCTGGAGACGCCACCGACGCCAGAGGGAGCGGTCTTTAACTGCGTGACCGTGCAAGACTTCCGGGAGTACGTGCTGCTGCAGGGGACGGAGCAGGAGCGGAAACGTTAAGAGCATGGCGCCCACCCACCGTCTGGTGACCCTCATCTCTGCGTTGCCTGTCGCGGAGGACTTGGCGAAGCTCTTGGCGTCGGCTCCGAGGGACGAGTGGCGGGATCTAATCGCGGATGCGTTCACGTCGTGGGTGGTGCCTGACGACGAAGCGGAGCAGGAGCGGCGGAAGTGAGACGGTATCGGATACAGGAGCGGGTGGGCAAGTATCCGGCGTGGCGGGTGCAATACCGTGACGAGCGGTGGCTACTCCCTGAGACGGACTGGCAGACCGTGACATGGCAGGCCGACGACAGCCCGGAAGGGTTTGGGATACGGCACGACATGGTCGGGCAAGACCGCGAGTTCTCGGTGCTGTGTATCGCTGAGTCGTACGTGCGCGAGAAGACCGCGCCACCGGCACCTGCGCCGGAGTGGAAGACGCTAGAGCCTGTCTCGTGCGGATGCGGGGCACCGACGCTGAATGCGGACGGGGTGTGTTGGGATTGTCAGCTCAGTCGGGCGGGCTTCGGGGCATGAGCGGCCAACTCTCTATCGACCTGCCGCCCATGACCGGGCCGCAAGTCCAGATCCTGACGATAGACGAGCAGCCAGAACGCTGCTGGGACATCGAAGGCTCGCCACGGTCCGCCAAGAGCTGGGGCGTGGGGTTCTGGATCCGCAAGCTCGCGTTCAAGTATCCGGGTATCCAGGTCTTCTATTGCCGCTACAAGGACGACGGGTTGATCCAGCTCCGCGACGTGTGGGGAAAGATCGATGTCTACTTCCCCGAGAGCCTACGGGCCACGTGGAATCCCTCTGAGCAAGCCTATGACTTCCCAAACGGGAAGCACATTGGCGGAGTCTTCACCGGCTCACGGGTCTACCTGAGCAGTCTCAAGGTGGGCGAAGCCATGACGGCCGATGCGGTCCACGGCAAGTACAAGGGCAAGACGATTGCCGTCGTCATCATCGAGGAAGCGCAGGAAGTGCCCCGAGTGAACTATCAGGGGCTGAAAGAGCGGCTCAGCCAGAACAAGACGCCCATGGGCGTGGTGTACCGCTATCCGCTCAAGATCGTGATGGTCCATAACGCCGTGGACATGGATCACTGGATTACGGAAGAGTTCCCGATTGATGCCATCGGGGATCACTGCACCCGAGAGAACCACGCGCACATCCGAGCAGACCTGTATAGCAACGCCCAGAACCTTGGCCCGGACGTGATGATGGGCTACGAGCAGGACTACCCGCCGGGGCATGTGTTACGGCCGGCGGTGATTGAGGGTCGGCGCGGCGTGACGCTGATGGGCAAGCCCGTCTATGCCGGCTCGTTCGACCGGACGGTCCACTTAGACCCCCGGTTGGCCCTGGATCCCTACTACCCGCTACTGGAAGGGTGGGACTTCGGGCAGGAAAAGCCCGCCGTGGTGTGGTGGCAGTACATCACCCATCTGGGCGCCTTGCGGGTGCTGGGTGGGGTGAAGGGCAAAGAGCTGTATCTGGAGAGCTTTGCGCCGAGGGTACTGGACATCCGCCGTCGGTGGTTTCCGACGGTGACGGACGTCTACTGCTGGGCGGATCCGACGGGTGCCACGGGGAACCAAGGCCGCAAAGAGACCGCGATCAAGCTGCTCCACGACCTTGGGGTACCGGCACGGTGGGAGCCGGACAGTAACGACGCCTCGGTGCGGTATGGGGCGATTCAGGTGATTGCCGGGCACATGGAGCGGACCGCGCGTGATGGGTCGCCCGCGTTCGTGATGAACCCTCGCACGCTGGAAATCTCCAAGGACGGCGCCAGCATCGTGGAGACGCCAACCAACCTGCTCCAGGCTGCCTTTGAGTTTGGCTACATCTGGGACGACCACGCGGCGAGTGATGCCCACCCGAACGTGCGGAAGCCCCGGAAGGGCACGCGGTTCGATGACCTGATGAACGCAGGCGAGTACGTGGTGTTGGGGGAGAAGATTCGCAAGCCGATGGCGCAGGAGATGTACGCGGCGGACAAGCGTGTCGCGGCGATGGCGCAGCGGGTCGCCCATGCGGCGGTCGCGGGGACCATGCGGGCGGTCGGTCCCACTGGTGAGACGTTAGCGGAAGTGGAGGCGCGATTGGTGCGAGAGGTGAAACTGATGCGCAAGGATCGGGATCCGGCTGACAGGCGGGTGCGGATCGGGGGCCGTGGCGGATGGTAGACATCGGCCCGCATTTGTTGACGGCGCTGGGGTATCTGGCGGTGGCGGCGATTGTGATCGCGCTGATACGGAAGCTCCTGTAATGGGCTGGGCTTCACGACGGGCGCAGTCTCAGGCGAATCGGGCACTCGGACCCACGCCACGCGATCCGGTTGGGTGGGACGCCATCCCGCTCTCGGCGCGGGCGCTGTATACGGCCACGCAGATTCTGCAAGGACACCGGGTGGACGTGGCAGCGGAACTCAACAGGGCCGCAACGCGGGCCGCGTGGGCGAATACCGGTGGCAACATCGCCCCCACGGTGGACACGTCAGCCCTTGCTGACGCGGCGAGGTCGGTATGAGCCCGCTCACCGACGAAGCCGTGGCCGACTGGTATGTCCGCGCCGTGGGCTGGGATGGCCGCGCCGTGATTGACGGCACCGTCACTGAGCCCAAGACGTGGATCACGCATGCCGACGGCGAGAATTACGCGATCTGCTGGCATGACCGACTCGGGTTGGCGTTTGCGAAGGCCGATGAACGGGCAGAGGACGCAATCCAGCGGGCGAAAGCGGGGGCGTTGTTGGCGAAACCGAGGTCGTGGGCCGCATGAGTCCAGCCCTGCGCCGCTATGCCATCAAGGCACTTGCCCGCAAGCTCTCACTCGACTCCAAGCCGATCCTGATCGGACCCTGGAGGAGTGAAGTCGGGTTCGAGGGGCTGTACTGGCTGCCCTTCCTGCGCGCCCTGTCGGCCTCTGTGCCCAACTTCTGGCAGCGGGCGGTCGTGGTCTCTCGTGGGGGCGGGAGCGTCCTGTACGGCCAGTGGGGGCCTGTGGAGAAGGGCGTAGAGCCTGATCCCATGACGGACTGGAAGCCTGTGCGCGCGGTAGACCTCTACAACCTGCGCACGGTGGCGGAAGTGCGGCTCCAGAACCTCAAGGACTGGTCCGAAACACGGCTCCAGAAGCAAACGCGGGTGACCCAGTGGGACAAGGACGTGTTACGGACCGCTGCGGAGGCCGCTGGTGCGGGCAGGCGGTACCACGTCGTGCATCCGTCGTGGATGTACTGGGCGCTGGAACCGTTTTGGGAAGAGCAGATGGGGCTCCGGGGGCTCTTGGCCTTGACGGATTACGGGTTGCTCCACAAGCCGCCCCCACCCATCACGATTGACGGGCTCCCCAGTCAGTTCGTGGCCTGCAAGTTCTACGGTCGGGCGACATGGCCGCA